CCTTATCTGTGATCAGCACCCGGTCAACCATGTTCTGCAGGCTGGTCTTGTAGTTGGCCTCCGTCAGGTTATAGGAGCCGTCCAGCACCACCCCGCAGAGCGCCCCCTTTTCGATTACATAAAGCTGTGTGGCGTTTTTAATCAGGGGGATATATTTCTTGCCGTTCTTCCGGCTGGCGGCTGTGTAGGCCGCCATAATGCCGTCATACGCCTTTTTCCCCAGCCAGGGCATATAAACGGGGATCCCCGTAGACGCTGCCGCGCCGAAGGGGATCCCCAAGTGGGAGCAGATCCAGCTGGTGATAGCCTCCGGGGTTTCGTTGTCAAACACCCGGTTGATGTCGGACTTCGTGACATAGAACATAAGGTCGAAGGCGGTATAGGTCACCACATTTCCACTGCCGGACTTCTCAATGTCAAAG